TCGCTTAATTAATCTAAGCATTTCTTTTGCATCGCTTCCACCAAATCTGGGAGTATTTATTACGATTGCCCCCGGTTGTATATTTATTGGATTTGAATAGCTTTTTTGCTGATTGTAGGTATTCTGGCTTGCAGGGGTTATTTTTTCCCCTTTATGCACAAGTGCCAAACCTGTTTTAGGGACATAGGGAGTGCCTGTTGCGTAAGACGTCCAACCACCAGAAGCTGATTGATTTGAACCACCTGCTTGCTTTACAGTATTAGCGACTTTATTCCAAGAACTAACCATAGAATTTGTTGCACCTTCTGTTGTATTTACTAAATCTTCGGTAGCTCCACCTAATTTAACTAATTCTTCTTCATATGTTTTCATACCATACATAACTTGAGCTATCTGTTCATTTATCATTCTATTTACTTCGTCAATTTGTCCTTGTATATATGAACCAAAAGCGTGTCCCGCAGTTTCAAGACTTGTATATAAATCCTGTAATACGGGGAAGAATTTCATTTTTATTTGTGTAATTGCAACCGCCACTCCTTCTTTAGTAAAATTGGACAATGATATTTTTGCCCTATTAATTGCTGTAGTAAACCCCTCAAAACTTTCCCCACCTAATATACCTAATTGTTTTGTAGCTTCTCCTGCTTCTTTAGTTTTCTCTATTATCGGTTCTATGCTATCTGCTACTTTTGTATTGCTATCTGCTATTTCTTCATTTTTATCTACTGCCTCATCTTTTTTAATATTCGCTTCATTTAATTTAGCTATTTCTAAATCATACCATTTATTAACTTCCTCAATAGACATCCCTAAATCAAGATAAGATTGCTTTTCCTCGTCTAATTTTTTAATAGTAACTTCCATAGCAGTATGAGTTAATTCATATACTTTATCCGCTATACTTTTTTGAACTTCCGCAAATTTTTCTAATATAGTTTTCTGTTTTTCTTTTTCTTCTTCTAATTTTTTAGTAGCTTCTTCTTGTCGTTGTTTTTCCTCTTTAGCTAATCTATCTGTCCAATCATCAAAGGATTCCAAGAAATTACCAAATTTATCTATAATACCTTTTGCTTCTTCTGTTTTTTCTGCAAGTCCACCCATTGAATCAGCTAAAGTGTCAACTCCTGTAGCTGCCGTTTCAGCTTTTTCCCCTGCTTCTTTTGTTGCTGTTGCCAATTCATTATTAGCTTCAGTAACTTTTTTTGCTGTTTCTTTGTATAATCCTAATTTCTCTAATACCCATTTAACCTTATCCCAGAGCCAGCCCAGAGCTTCGGTTACTTTTCCTACTACTGCAATGGTAAAATCTCTTATCCCGCCAAAGTTAGTAGTCCAGGCAACCGCTAAAGCACCTACTGCCAATACAATTAACCCTATTGGACCCGTAGAAGCTGCCAATGCTTTCATGGCTACACTAATTGCAGTAATAGCCACCTTCATTTTCAAGAAAGCAGATACAGCTAATAAGATAGGACCGCCTACTGCTGCCAAAACACCCAGCGTTGCAGCTACTTTTACCAGCATTTCCACTAATGGTTTATGAGCGTCAGCCCAAGTCTTGATTCGCTTAATAATCTCTATTGCCTTTTCGGAGAATTTAATTAATGGTGGTATTAATATAGAACCAATATCTCTACCCATACCCCCGACAGATTCTTTTAAATCGGTTATACGATCATTAAACTCGGCTGCACTTGCCGCTGCTTCGGTAGACATAACTATCCCAAGCTCTTTAGCTTTTTCCATGAGAGCTTCAATACCATCGCCGCCCTCTTTTAACATAGGTAGTAATTGAGTTCCATATCTTGCTCCAAATATATCGGTAGCTAAAGCAACCTGTTTAGTTTCATCGGTCATTTTTGCTAATTTGGTAGCTGCTTCTTTTAATACATCCATAGTTGGTCGTAAATTGCCTTCTGTATCTACTACAGCAATATCAAGAAATTCAAAAGCGTCTTTAGCTTCACCAATCCCCTGGGATACATCATCCATACCACGAGCCAAATATCGTAAACTTTTCTCTACTGTATCTAAATCAGCCCCGCTAATTTTAGCAGCATAACCAAGAGCAGATAATTGCTCAACAGATACATTAGTTCGTTTAGACATCTTATCAAGTTTATCGCCTAATTGAGTGGTCTTTGTTACGATAGCACCGAATGCAGCAGTAATTACTCCACCGGCAATAGTCATCCCCTTACCTATACCAGCTAATTTTTTTGACATAGCAGCAGCAGACTTCTCAACCTTACTTTGTGTTTTATTTAAAGACTGCACCAATTTATTATCTTTAGCTGTGATATCTATAAATGCCTCGCCTAATTGAATAGCTACTCACCACCTTTAAAACTTTTTCGGGGTTTTTATCCCCCTCTTTTTCGCCATCTTCATTAAATCTTCTGTTGTTGTAGTATCTTTTTGTTTTGACTGACCGCCTGAAAATATCTTTTCTATTTCTGGTATATCGCTCATATATGAATTAAATTGATATAGAGACATATCAGCTATTTGATTAATCGTAAAGCCATAATATTTTGATAAGAGAGCAAATGCTTTATGCCAGCTTATTTCTTTTTTGCTCCCTTTGGGGAGTTTTTTACCTTCCCCCCGATTTTCATTAGTGTGTTAAATATCTCATCATAATTATCTAAATCAATTAACTCATCTACATCTTGCAATGTTATTTCTGGCTGATATTTCTGCAGGCTCTTCCATAACATAAAGCAGACTCCGTCCATAGTAGACAGTTCTTTTGTTTCGTTGATATTGCCATCCATAACAGTATTAATTGATTCAATCCGTTCAGCTTTATCAATTACAACATCCTGGATTATCTTAATCCGCTGCCCTTTTAAATACTGCTTAAAGTCTGCTAAATCCCGTAAATTAAATATACCCAGTTTATATTCCTTATCTTTTATAGTTATAGGAATACCGCTGCCAGTTATATTCTCTAATTTATCTTTTTCACCCATGTTTCACTCCTTTTATTTTTTTTAACTTGATTCGTAATTTAATATACTGTCGCCTTTGAAACTTAAACTTTCATTAACCAGAGTATCTACCGCCGATGTTATAGAATGCCCGTCTACAATTACCCAGCCCTCATATCGCAAATCGTTAGATTCGTCAACATAAAATCTTATTATTAGATTATCGCCAATCCATTCTAATACTTCTTCAGTTAACCAATGCCGTTCCGCACTACCTGACCAGCCTTTTAAAGCTGCAATATATGTTTTATGCCCATCGTCACAGTAATCAGTCGTTGGTAACATATCGACAACATTATCAGCATTCCAGTTAAAGAAGCCACACACTACCCCGATTTCGCTATATGAGTGGCAAGTCCAAGTAACACCGCCATCAGTAGTTTCGCCACCAACAACAGTTCCCCACGGGGAAGGTTCACTTGATCCCGAAGTTCCAGCTACTGTACATTCATAATAATAATCATTTTCAGTAGTGGGTAATACCCTATCACCTACAGATTTTTCAGTAGAAGCTGTCCATTCAATAGCGTCTTTATGAGCATATACGCCTTCATTCCAATATTTATAGGTTACATATACCGTGTCAGTTCCACCATCAGCGACCACCAACGAACCTTTTACCGTGCAATAATATGCTTTTGTTATTGGATCTCCTCCATTAGTTTTTAGAACTGCACTTACCAATACATTCGTATTAATCAATGATATTACACCATCAACTAACGTTCTTTCTTCATTGGCTACATCTATACCATCACCATAGCAAGCATAGATTGCCCCTACTTTTCCAGCTTTTTCAGTCATTTACATCACCTCTAATCATAATCAATTAATCGCTTTATTAGGAAGCAGTATAAGTATATGCACCAGTACCTTGAAAATTAACTGTTGCAGTTACTAAACCGTCGACGACACTTGAAATACTAATACTCGCTACAAGAGCCGTTCCTGCATAATTAGGTGTAGTTGCTCCAATTAATAAAGTTAGCGTTGCACTATCACCCAAAGCAACGGTATTAGTTGCATCCCAATTAAGTTCACAACTTGCTGTCCAACCATCTAAACCACCAATATATGTTTTGTGTCCATTATTGTCATAATCGGTAGTTGGGAGCATATCAGCTGCCCCATCTAACGTCCAACTTTTCACACCTGCGTTCAAATTCGTAAAAGTTACGCTTCCGTCTTTTCCTGCTACTTCTGCCATTTTAAATCACCTCTTTCTTTTTTTATTTTTTACTATTAAAATATTCTGTCCAATATTCTCTTTTAAAATTCGTTTTAATATGACATTTTATACATAACGATACTAAATTACTTGGTAAACAATTCTTTTTATTATAATCAATATGATGAACACTTAATTTCCTAATATTTTCACATTCAGGCATTCCACATAATTGACATTGATAATTATCCCTTTGCCTAATTAATTCTTTTAATTCTCTATTAAATTGAATTGTATAAGGTTCAAAGGATTTTCCACCTTGCCAATTATAATGTTCTTTGCCTTTTTTTATTCTTTTTAATATTAATTCTGGAGATTGTTTTTTCCCTTTATGAGCTTCAGACATTCTTTGTCTTGCTTCTTTAGAAAGTATCCTTTTCTTATTAGTTTCACTTATCCTATTTTTTAATTCTTGAGAACGTATTTTGCCTTTATTTGCTTTACCTATTTTGTCTTTGGTTTTCTGACTCATAGGCATCCTCTTTTCTCCCATATGAATTTTGCTTAATTTATCTTTAACCTCTTGTGAACGTTTTTTACCCATATTAGCTTTACTTATTTTGTCTTTAGTTTCTTGTGAACATTTTTTGCCTATATGAACTTTACTTAATTTTCTTCTCGTTTCTTCAGATACTATTCTGCCTATTTGGGTTTTACTTATTTTAAGTCTCGTCTCAGGAGAATTCAAATATCCTAATAATTGTTTTCTTTTAAGGCGAGATTTACTAATCTTTATTTTGGTTTTTTCACTACAATGCATTCCTTTTATCACTTCTGTACCTCAATTCTGTACTGTACATCCATTTTCCAAATACCATTTTCCTTTGTCAAAACATTAAATTCTCTTTTTAAATATATAAAGTTATAGCCAACTACTGTAAGAGCCTTCCAGTCATAACAAGTTTTTAACTTTTCGAATATATCTAATATAGTTGTTGAGCTGTTATTATTGTCAAATACAGAAAATTGTATTAAAGAATTTTCCATATCTTCCGTATATGTCCAGTCTGCAATATTGCTTATTAAGTGATATGTTATATAAGGCATTGTTGCCGTCTGAGGTGCTTCGGTTAGATACATTCCCGATACTACCGCTTTGAGTGCTGCGTTGCTATTATATTTATTCCATAGTCCGGTAAATAATACTTGCATATAAACTCCTTATATAATCTTCTTAAATAATTGCAATATTTTTTTCTCGTTCTTATGTAAAGCAGGTCGCAAATAAGGCTGCGGTTTATTGCCTTGAGTATAAAACCATCCTTTATCAGTTTTATAGACCCAAGGAGTCTTTCGTCCTTTACCGCCTTCTGCATAAATACCTGTCCCCAATTCTACATAAGCAGCATATTTAACATTCGTGCCAACCCTGCCAGCCGTGCCTTCTACTTCATGAGTTATAGAACTTTGTAATCTACCTGTATCTCCAACGGGGCATAATATTTTAGCGTCACGTTCCACCATCAAACAAGCTTTATTTATTATCTGCTTATTTGACTTATTGATTTTGTCAATTACTTTTTTCCCATACCATTTTACGCCCATTTATATTTCCTCTTTACCTTCCCCTTTATAATCTATATGTGCTTTATAATGTTTCTCAACAATCTTTTCTATTTTCTTATCTAACATTTTTATAACATCTTCTTGTTCTATAGTAAAAGACAGAGTAGAAAAAGGTTCGATTGCTCTTAATACAACTTCAACTCTTATACCATTGGTAAAAGGGTCTTCAAGATAGACTTCATAATAATATCTTTTATTATCAATATTATCGCCATATTCATATAAAAACATAATATTTCCCCATTTATATTTCCTCTTTCAACGTTATTCTTAATCGTTTCCCCTGTGTATGCCCCATATTATTAATATAGATAATCTTATATGTAGTCGTGCCTTTAACAAATATATCAGCTTCGGTAATTGTTTCGCCGATAGGA